CTAGGATTCATTTAAAAGTTCCCTCACTTTCCTTTTCAACACCATAGAGACCGGTAACGAAAAAAGAATAACACTTGGAGGAAGCGTAATTGCTAGACTTAACCCAGCTAATGATGTACTTAAAGTTAAAATACCACCAATCACCCCAGAGTAAATTGCGAATTTTTCTGCTCTGTCTCTTGCTGATTTCAAATTCTCAAGCATTACATCTCCCTCCTTAATAATGTGATTTTCTTTTATTGTATTCGATAATACGGAAAAGTTTACTTTGTTTTGATCCACTGGGGCAATTTTTTGATCCACAGCTTGCTTCATATTTTGATTGATAGTTCTATCTGGACTTACCAATCCATTGTTATTTAAGTTGAAATAAAAAGGTGTATATTCTATATTATACACTCTATAAGTGTTTCCTCTTCTGTTAAAATCTTTGGAATTGGGTGCTACAGGAGACATCGATCTCTGACCAACTTCAATTGTCTTAGGAATAATAGGACTAGCGCTACTAGTTATTGATACTGCAGTCATCGCTGCCATAACTATAGTCAATGTTGCGCTAGTTTTATTTTTAAAATCTTCTTGAACAACTTGGTTTTCGATATGAATTTCACTTATCATTTTTCATCAGAAGTTACGTAGAATTTAAAATCATGTGATTTCTCACCATTTATATAAACATCGACTACGTAAGTTCCTTCCTCTCTACAAGGGACATTTTGTAAGTTTAAATTAACATTTAACCCTTGTCCTTCTAGAGGGATATCTTTATTTAAATTCATATCTCTCGGGAGTAGTACAACTCCAGTATCGAATACTGTTTTTGTATTAGGACTTACAATTTTAATTTGGATGTTGTTCTCTTTTTCTAAATTAATTTGCAAAATCCCAACTGAAACAGCAAAACTCGGTGTCGCTGGAATAAAAGGTACTCGAATACTACTAGTTGGATTAACAAGTAACAAATCAGATCTGTTCCTACCCGGATTAACTACTTCTCTAGTTTCTTCGCTCAACATGAAAGTTGCAACATATGGTTGTTTCAATTGAATAAGCCTCCTGCTTAGTACAAAAATATTTGGTTGTATACCCATATTATACTATTTGAATAAATAAACACAAGCAGGAGTCTATTAGTCTACTTATTACCTCTAGGTGGCAAACGTAAGACTAGATCTTACTTTTTAAAAAATTTACAACTTTTCCAAAGCCCTTTTAGTTTTAGTCCCATAAATTCCATCTACCACAAGACCATGCATCGACTGGAACCGCTTGATCGCATTCGCAGTTTTCGGCCCATAATAGCCATCAATGCCATTATTTTTTGCTCCTTTGTCTGGGTAGTAATACACAGCAGCCAGAGCTTCCTGCAATGCTTTTACTCCCGCACCCTTTGTAAGAGGCTTGGTCACTTTAATGATGCCAGATGGTAAGTTAAATGACTTTTTAGCAGGGTTGGAAACTGTTTTTTTGGATGAAGTGTTTTTGACAGGTGTCGCTTTCACAGGCTTTGCTGTTGCCTTTTCACCTGTATGAGCGGTGGCAATACCTGCCTTGAAGCTGTCCCAGCGATTAAGCAGCTTTCGTGGACATTGTTTCCCACTCCATCTCTTATGTGGCACAACATTGGCTAATGGAATGCCTTGCTCTGTCATCAGCTGACGAATCAACCACTGAGCATTTTCAACCGCCTTCTCAAATTTGCCATCTGCATTCTCACAAATTTCAATACCAATTGATTTCATATTGCCGGTTCCCCGACCGTCTCCCGCATGCCATCCGTTTTCGTTTAGTGGCAAATGTTGATAGATCACATTTTCATCCACAGTGTAGTGCCAGCTTACCCCCGTACTAGATCGCTTAACAAAACTAGCGTGATTAGCTGCGTCTGCTCCTTTTTTAGTATTAGCAGTATTGTGAACCGTAATATATAAAGGTTTCATGTAGTTACCAGGACGGTTCTTGTTGCTTTTCGGAATAAAATCTTTAATGATTTTTACCACGTTCATCGTCTCCTTTGATCAATTTAATATAAAAAGAGCCACCTCTTGGCAGCTCCTTACTTCGTTAATCCTTTTTGTTTTAGAACTTCTTTCTGCTGCTGCCCTTTCTCAGTCACATAGTTGTTTTTGAACCATGCGGCAAGGGTTGTTACGATTGTGAAGATCATTGAGCCAGCAAGATATAATGTCTCAGCCAATGATGTGATTTGATCTTCTTCAATCGGTAAAACTGGTTTACCGAAAATAATTAAAGTTTGGTTGATTAATGCCATAAATAGAAGCACCGTGCGGATCACAGTGCCTTTGTCGAAGTTTTTCATAATTGTTTCCTCCTATTATTTTAAATTCCGTTCAATTTTATCGAGCTTGTCGATCACGACGTCATACTTCTCACTAAACTTTGCTAACACTTCATTTTGCGCTTCGATTTGTTCATTGAGCTTGTTCTCCCTTTCCTTTGTCGTGTTGAGAACATAAAACAATACCCAACAAAAAAGAACCGCAAAGGGTCCTTGCGTCATCAAGTATTGCGCCAAATCCATTTCCACCATACTCACCTACTCCTTCACTTTGTCCACCTCCTTAAAGAAGGCAAAATAAAAAGCCTTTCTACTCGGCTTCTGGCGTTTTATATACTTCATCGGTTATTTCTTTGTATTGATCATGTGTAACATATTCCTCTTGAACGCCCTCTTCTAGTTCTTCAATTGAACAATCCTTAAACGACATTGCTTGTTTAACCATTTCAGTAGTGGCCCATTTATAAAATAACGCTAACACCCAGAAATTAAGATTCATCTGTAAACCCTCCCTTTAATTTAAGGATTTCTATTCGCATTTCTGCAAGCTGCTGCCCTAACGTTGCATTTACTCTTTCTGTCTGTTGGCGAGCGATTTTTTCTTTCGCTAACTGTTCTCCAATAAGAAGCAATTGTTTTTCAACCTGAGTCATAGGCTGTTCATTGTCTAATTTCAAATACTCTTGCCATGCAGCATCCAACTCTTCACCTGAAGGTATAGGTTCGGCTAATAACCACTTGTCTATAAATTGTCCTTCTCCATCATCCCGAACCGAATAATCCTCACCTAGTTCCGCATTTGGGTATAAATATTTGATCGCTAGCGCCTTATTCATTTTTTCCCTCCTATCTCAATTGAGACATCGTTACATAAGCTGTGTTTATTGATACTGTTTTGTTGGTCCCTCTTGGCGTTATATAGAAAGTTACCTTATCTCCAGCTTTAAATTTTTGTAATAAATAAAGCACGCACGTACTTGATGATGTCGCTGGATTCCAGTTTCCGAACCTCTGGTATTCTGATCCGTTGACATAACAGGCCAAGATATTATCTGATCCGACTGTGATGTTAGTGCTAGTGATATAAAGCCTGATCAAATAAAGACCACTGTTTTTCAATGTGATTTCAGCACGAGAGCGGTTATACTCTGATAAATCATCCGCTCGTGTTGCGCCAAAAACAAGCTTTGTTGCAACATTTTCAGCGGCTGAAACAGATGAATTATCTTGATCATAAGTATCAACAAAGGTGCTGTTTGCCACATCTTCTACGGTCAGCGTTTTTTTCCAGCCTCTAAATCCTTGAGCATGGAACGTTCCAATCCAAGTCATATTATCAAATGACCTTGTGACAATAATTCTTTTGTAATTAATTTCATTTTGGACATATGCTGTTTCTAAAACTTCAACATAATAAAAACTTGTATCATTTTCTACTGGAGCATTAAGGAGTTGAGCTCCCATATACGACCCGGTCGGTAAAGTGAATATATCAGTACCATTTGGAACTCTTGCAACTCTTCCATCGTTTGGTGTGAGCCTATATAACTGCCCGTTGTTCCATTTATCTTTTTCATCTGTTGTCGGCAGCTGCGTCCACGTGATAGATATATGGCTAGAATTATAGTAGAAGTAGTAGGCATTACCTGATGTGTCTACCGCAAAACCGGTTCCGATGTTGTTTTGTCCCACAGTTTGCATTCCTCTTAAATAGGTATTACTAGGTGCAGGGGAATCTTCTACACCTGGAGATGCAATGAAAGTACAGGTCCCTTTGTCTTTAATCGCATCATAAATATTTTTGTCAGCTGGAACAGAGATCAAGTATTTGCCGTCATCAGCTGTGATTTTATATAACTGCGATTCATTCCATTTCTTTTTCTCCGCTTCAGATGCATGCGGCTTGGTATCGTCAATATGTCCAATGATCTGATCTAACAGTCCGTAGTCATTTTCAAGCAACACTTTAACCATTTCATTGAACAGATCTGCATGAGCCTTGTCACTTGTTTTAAACACTTTAGGAGATTTAATATCCATCGATGAGCACTCCTTTCCTAGTAAATATCATCAATCTCAAAGATGAATTCGATGTCACCGTCTTTTTGCTTGTCCGTCATGGTGCGGATGGCGGTGAATTTGCCTGTTTCGTCGACAAGTGCTAGTTCGTTGATGACTTCACCAGCAAGCTCCCCTTCAGCGATGGTGCACGTGTACCGGATCTTCGCCGGCTCCATGAATTTATAGGAATCAATGTCCTTTTGAACAAGTTCATTTTTGAGTTCTTGTTCTGTTCCATCCAGAGAGATTGGCTTTCCGTCCTTAGTTCCACCATTCCCAAAAGCCATCTTGACCACTTTTGTGAGCTTCGTTCCCTCCGCTCTAGCCTTCGCCATTTGTTGGCGAGCATAAAGCGTTGTAACGGTTAATTGATCAGCCATTATGATCCTCCTTTATAAATCTATTTGTTTGGACGTGGCAGCTAGATATTTTGAACCGTCTAGCGGTACCGATCCATCAAGCGTCCAATATTTCTGCTTAATGATTACACTTCCGCTTTGCTCATTTGATACATGAGCAGCCATGCGGAATGTCATTTTCTTTTTTTCTTTCCTAACATGATTGAAGCGTGATCGAAACGTAAGAGCAGCTTGTAGATCTGTTTCGTGTCTTGCTCCTACCATGACATATCTTGTGCGTCCAAGAATTTTCATTTCTTTTTTGAGCTTCATGGCCATCTTTAAAGATTGCCTGAAGCGCACTGGAATATCTGTTGAATTGCGCGATCCGCTAAGATAAAACGTACCATTTAATAAAAATTCACCATTGAGTAAGATGGGAATGTGATCAAAAAAGCCCACTCTGCTGCGCAGTGTGAGCCGGTTACGATAATCTTTGATTTCATGAACATCAGTATGATGAACGCTTGTGAATTTGTAAGCCAAGTGTGCAGGCTTTAAGTTTTCAAGCGTCTCCACAATGTATCTGGTGTTCTGCAGGTCATCCAAATTAACACGAAGGGAAAAATGATAGCGGCCTGTCGTTAGTCGAACCACTGCGCTAGGGTTCTTCAAGAACCGGTTGACTGCCCTCTCTAAAGAAGCATAAGTAATCGGTGGAATGTTGGACATGAGATTCAAAATACGTGCCCTGCGCAGCTCAATAGAATCACCTGATTCACGCTGCACCTTTAGCATTCTTTCCCATCTATTCAGCCCCCATGTGGCAGTGAGCGGAAACAGTTGATCTGTCATATCAAAAATAGAATCATCTAGCCTTTCCATCTCAGGAGCCTCTGATTTCATTAATTCATCAAATTCAGTGATCTCCGTTAGATAAGCAGGCAGGTAAGCTTTCATTTCATCAAGCTTGCTCAATGACGTTCACCTGCCCTAGACGCGGAATTTCAATGTCTTGGAGCGGCAAGTTTTTGGCTTCACCATTGATCAAGACATCCGCATAATCAGAGACACTATCCGCATGATACAAAATGTCATTAATTGCTGACATTCTGATCACATTTTCTTCAAAGGCAAGTGATTTTAGAAGCGCTTTGACCTTCTCTTCAATTTCCTCTTGTGCATCCTCAATGGAGTAATCCATTTTAAGCTCCACCGATACGGACACCTCAACATCTTTCCACTTGGCGCTTTCGACAGTGGCAGTAGCCCCGATTGGTGCTTGGCCTTCCCCTTCTCCTGGAACCGGATCAATGTACTCTTGGACCTTATTGACGAGCAGATCCGTCGCAACATCAAAATTCCCGTCTGTGATGACAACTTTTACTGTGCCTTCACCATTCCAAAGCGGGAACACCTTCGCCCTCCCAACTCCTTCTACTTCTTCAGCCCACTTTTTATAATGAGCTTTGTTAGCACTGACAGCCTCCCGCCTTGCCCTCATCAAGTACCTTTCATATAGAGCTTCATCGTCTTCTTCTTCTTGACCAGGTATTTTCAGCTCCTCGAAAATGACTGATTCTAAACCTGGTATGTTATCGAGCGATAGGAGCGGCAGCTCTGCAAAATTCCCATTGCCTACAGCACCAGTCGTTTCACACTTCAGCGTTCCGTCTTGATATTGAAAGTACAGATTGTCGATATAGAATCTTGATCCCGTTGGAATTCTGATACCTTCAGGTGTCACCTCAGCGGACCATACAGCACTTGTGGCCGCTTTACGAGTGATCCCCACTTCAGCAGCCCGCCGATCTAGAAACTCTCCTTGTGCTGTATCTGCAAAGACAAGATCAAATACTTGGTCAAGCCAAATATAGGACTGTGCCAATTCAGCGGCAGCAGGAGCCAACGCATTCCATATCACGCTGTTTTCACGTTTATCAATATCATCCGGTATACTTTCCAGCATGCGTTCCATGATGGCTTCATAAGACTGTTCTTCAAACATCTTCGCCAATCACCTCCTCGATCTCCAAGGTTCCTTCATCTGTCACCACTTCAAATATCACCTTAAAGGCTGCCCCCTCTTTAGTGATTTGAAAATCTTGCACACTTTCAATTCTTTCATCCACTAAGAGAGCCTCTTCAATGAGCCGCGGAATCTCCATCTCCTTGTATTCATCCGTTGATTCTTCATCAGATACCGCTTCCTGCACTTCGCATCCTACGTCATGGCTATAAACAGCATGCGAATATCGTTCCGTTCTTAAGGCCATATAGACGAATTGGCGAATGGCATCAAGACCATTGATCTTTTCATTGGTTAGACGTCCTGACTCGAAGTCGATACGGTAGGTGGTCGAAGGTTCAACAATATCCTCTTCGTCCTCATCCAAATCCTCAATCTCTTCTTCAGGTGAAAGAGCCATTATGAACCACCTCCTACTACTTTATCTAAGATGTAAAACGTTTGGCCGCCTGTCATCGCAAGGACCATGACACTATCGCCTTCTTCTAGCTCATCATCTTCCCCCTCATCTAAGCGGGCTGGCCAGATAAGAAGTTCTTCAGGAATGATGAGTTTATCATTCTCATTGAGTCGAACACTAAGAGGGGAAACAGACACCACATCACCAAGTATCAAGTCAGTTGGCGATTGTGCATCCACAGCATCGACAGCCAATCGCTTAATTGCCTCGCTTAGTTTCATGACTGATTCCCCGTTGGGATTGTATTCTTTTCAACGACATCAATTGTCATGGTGTGTTTGGTTCCCTTAAATTCATGGCTGTCTTGATCGATCCAATACGTTTTCTTGATGCCGATATCCGGAATGATGATCCGGACAGGCATGCCACTTTGTAATCCAGGTATACCTAGAGCTTGGATACTTTTCAGTTCTTTTTTTACACCCTTCTTTTGCGCCAGTCGTACATCAGCCCGCTTTTGCAGCTGTGCTTGGTTGATCTCTCCTGACACTCTTTCGACGTGCTGCAGGATGCCGTATTTACTTCTAGCAGCACTATCATTCGCCACAGCCAACATCTCAATCTCTTTCTTTTGCGTAACAGTTTTCGGCTTCGTAGGTTTGGTCGTTTTCTTATCTTTCTCTTTGTCTGTAGACTTTGATTTCTTTTTTTCCTTCTTTAAAACTTTGATTTTTTCAACACGCGTGGCCCTCATCTTCACACGAGTTGCCGTTTCTTCTATGGAAGTACTGTACTGATAATCAATGAGATTGATACCCGCCTCAATGACCCAAACTTCGGACGGATCAGGCCAGGCTCTCAGTCCCATTTTCCCTTTAGAAGAATAAATCTGATAGTTACGTCCTGTTTGTTTCTTTGTTTCCCTTAGAGCCTGCAAGATGATGTCATAAAGGCTTGTATCGTTTTTGAATACAAGTGATTTAATGACATGGCCAGTGTTAGCAATCGACGTCATCGGGATCTGAAAATCTTGACCAAGCCGCTTCATTATCTGATCAGCTCTCTTATTTGAAAATACATACACATCCTGGTTCTTCACCAAATACTGAAGCATGTCGTAAGCAGTAAAAGTGAGCTTTTCGTCCTTCGGCGTTCTTGCAAATACTGTTCCTCTGAAAAGCTCTTTTCCCTTCCACTTGAAAAGAACCGTGTCACCCTCTTTGATGCTGTAATACTTTTGACTTCCTTGTTTTGTAACGATCGTTGCTTGTATTGAGCGGGGGGCCTGATACCTTTGCCCCCGAAGTGTCACACTCTCTGTCACAAGCTCATACATGGTTCCGCTTCTGATGGCAAAAAGCTCAATCAATGTCAGCCCCCCTATTGTGGTATTTTTAATTTTTGACCAGGGAAAATCCAATGCCCTGGTTGTCTAATATTGCGTCTACTTCGTTTGATCATCGCGGTTTTATTCGCATTCCAAATGCGCCGCCATTTTGTGCTGTCACCATAGAAGCGACCAGAAATATCCCACAATGTATCACCCTTTTTAACGGTGTACACCTTTGGTGCGCCTTTTGAGCTGCGTTTTTTGCTGCTCTTTTTGGCTTTCCGTTTAATTTTTCTAGGTGATGCCGTTTTGTATTCTTTGAGTTGCAAAGTAAACTCCCGATCACCAACGTCATACGTACCTTCATTGTGATTGAAGCTTTCTATGCTGCATTGCATATTGATTTTGGTTCCAGTAACGATAAAGCGTACAGGCTTTTTTGACTTCATGAACCGCTCTATTTTGGCAATTGCATTCTCTGGTGATGGAATGCTTTTATATTCAGCGATCGGTGTATACTTCTTCGGAAAAAAGGCTGTAAATGAAATTTGGCGAGCCCCTGGTACATCCAAGAATGTGAGCTCGCCAAAAGAGGCGACCTTTACCGTTTCATTTTGTACGTTGTTATTGAGTTCCAATTTCTCAGGAAGAACAGGGAATCGTAATTTGTCCTTCCCTTGCGAAATCCACAATTGATATTTTGATTTAGCCATCGATCACGACTCCCTTCGTTCCTGTGTTGATTTCATTCTCTAACTCATCAATGAGCATCTGCTTGATCTTCTCTGCAAGGTTTTCTGCGTCTTGGCCATTATGATAATGCTGCTCACCATTAAAATTAATGATGATCTGTTTTGATCCACCTGAAGCAGACGGTGCATTTGCTGTGCCAGCTGTTACTGTTTGCACCTGCCCTTGTGAAAGTTCAGAAGATGTAGCGGTGGCCGGATCGTATACGTCCATTCCTAAAGCCTGTGCAGCTTGAGCCAACAAGTAGCGACCACGTATGCCACGCTCTTCAGGAATGATCCATTCACGCTTGTTTCCTTCACCGACTCTAGCGATTTGTTCTTGCGTTATTAGACCACCGTTTGCATAACCCTTATATGGTCCACCGTTTCTGATACTTCTAAGACCAGGCGTATTATAGACACTTCCATATCTGCCTTTGATGTAATTGATAGCAGCTGCAGCATTATGGATCGGGTTCCAGATGTCATTCATGCCGCTTGCCTTGTTAGAATTAAAGGTCGGATCAATGGTCTGCATCAATCCTTTAGACGGCGTTCCTCTCTTGGCGTTTGAATCCCATAGGTTGATCGCTTTCGGGTTTCCACGTGACTCATTCTGCGCGATCGTCATCAAACCAGGTAGCCAGCTCATTGATGTGCCGGTTGCCATTAGAGCAGCCATGAGCCATTGTTGAACACTCAGGTTAGATGCACCCATTCCGCTAAACGCAGCGATTAAGGAACCGGCTTGATTCTCTGCGAATTTCTTCACGTCAACTGAATCAAGACCTTTGACGACACCGATCGATGCGAATTTTCCAAGACTCATCATAACGCGTGAAGGAGAATGAATGTCTAATTCTTCGCGGAAAGCTTGTTCCACTTTCTTGGCCATGTCCTTGGCTGCTTGTGTCACTTCGCTTCCTTTTGACCTCATACCGCTATTAAATGCGTCAATCAGTCCAGCTCCCCAGGTAGGTGATTCTTGTCGTGCGGATAAGAAAGGTTGTCTTACATTTTGATCTAAGAATTGACCTGTGCCAGTTGGTGTCATGTTTTGACCTGCAGCAAAGCCGGTGACAGTTTGTGCTCCATACTGCGGAGTCGCTGCCTGAATTTGAGTAAATGGCTGCTTGATATTAGCTTGTTTCCACTGTTCAAGTGAAACCACTTTGCTGTTTAACCCTTTTTCAAAGTCAGTGCTAAACTGTTCCCCGTATTTCGATGCGTTGGCCGCGTCTCTAATTGATACCGATCCACTTGTAGAAGTAGAAACTGATGAAGCAGCAGCCGGTCTCATTGGAGACGATGAGCTTGCTGGAGAGGTTGGTGATGCACCGTTTGGCACAACAGACATTCCAAGGTGAGAAGCAGCCTGAGCAAGTAGCATCTTCCCTCGACCTTTGTTGTTTTCAGTCGGGATGACAAACTCTTTCCCCGCCTCACCGACCCATGATAAGGTTGGCTGGGTGATATAACCACCGGTGGCGTTATTTGCTGTCTTCTCTTTCTTTTTCAGCTTTGTCTTTTCTTCACCTTTTTTAATAAAGATATTAGCAACATTCCCGCTAACCTCTTTAACTTTACCTACTACATTTCCTATAACGCCAAAGATGCCTTCCCATGTTTTTCGTAACCTTTCTGCATGATCTTTTAGTGGGTTAAAAACATACTTCTCAAACCAGCTACTTACTGTTTTCCAAATACCTTTGATCGTTTTCCAAGCTTCATCAAATTTTTCCCACACAAAGGTAATCGCTGGCTCTGCATACTTTTTATATGGTTGCCACACATACTCATCAAACCATTTGGCAAGTATAATCCAAGTGGTTTTAATCCAATTCCACGTGCTTTTAAACAGGTTCCATATAAACATAATCGCTGGCAATCCAACATTGATGAAAGGCTGCCAAACGAAGGTATCAAACCATACCGCAAATGTGCCCCATACGAATTGAATCCAATTCCAGAACTCCGTTAGTTTATTCCACACCCATACGATAGCTTCAATCGCCACTGATCCAAACGGTTCCCAGACATAAGTCATAAACCATGCAGAGAAAACGGACCAGGTGATTTGTATCCAGTTCCATAATTCGGTGATTTTGTTCCAGACAAGGGTGATAGCAGCGACCGCCACTTGTCCGTACGGAGTCCATACGTTGTCCATAAACCAAGTTGAAGCAGCTCCCCATACGGTACTAATCACTTCCCATGCAACGACAAAAACACCAACTACAAAGTTGATGATCGGTACTGCAAAGTTATAAATCGGCAGCCACACGTTATTCATGAACCATGAAGAAAGCTGACCCCATTTCTCTGTGATCCAGGTCCAGGTGTCGCTGAAGAACGTTGTAATGGGTGTTAGAACATTATCATTGAACCAACCGGACACAGTGCTCCATGTGTCTTTAATCCATTGGACTGTATTTTCTGCGCCTTTTACAAGCTCATCCCATTTCTTTTGGATGGTTCCGTTGTCGAACATCTTTCCTATCCAATTGCCGAGATCACCGCCAAAGATGCTTCCTAATACTCCACCGATAGCCGTTCCGATTCCAGGAGCGATCAATGTACCTAACGCAGCTCCACCGATACCGCCACCTAGATTCCCCATGAATCCACCGATCTTTTCGCCTTTGTTGGCATTATTCATGCCAATTAACTCGGTGGCTGCTATAGCTGTACCGAGAATAGGAATACGTTTCCCGATGCTCTTTGCGCCCTTACCGACTTTACCTAACAATCCACCGCCACGCCCTTGGTTTGGTGTCGTTGATCTTACTGGCTCACCTCTATTGATCCAAGGCTGACGATATTCAGGAGTTCGTGGGTTCCTTGGTGGACGCCCTGCTCCTCCAGCTCCACCGATTACACCACCGCTCGTTCCTGCTCCCATCCCGCCTCTTAAACCTTTGCCCCATTTGTAGACAGCAAAGGCTCCAGAAAGAATGGATTTGAGCGGCTTTAACAACGTGGCCACTTTCCCCAGGAATGCAAGCGCAAACGCATTGGCAATCAAAGCACCAGCAATTGATCCTTCTCCAGTAAGAGCATTCAAGTTGATCTCACCGATCTTCTTGGTGATACGAATTCCCAATTGCGCTGGATCAAGAGCTTCTAAAAATGATTCGATGAATATCTTTCCTGCCTTTGCTCCTGCATCAGTGAAACTGTCCTCGGATGATTTGTCATCAATACCAAGTAGACCGTTGATCACGCCGTTTATGATGCCGCCGTAAGTCTTCCCAATATTTTCAGCCATCATAAAAAGACCTGGTTTCCCTGTCTTTTCCCACCATTGGCCAAAAACGTCTTTTGTATTATCAAGGACAAGCTTCCACCGTGTTTCAAAGTCCATTTTTCTGTATTTTTCTAGCTGTTCAAAGTGTTTCTTCAGCTTAGGGTTGTCCTTAAATTTCACTTTGAGTTCTTTCATTTGCTTCTTGGAGAGTTTTTCTCCAGGAAACAAAATTTTGAACTGATCACCAATAAATCCGAATACACTCTTCGTCGGATCAAGGAAGCTGTTAGCGAATTTCTTGCCCGCCTTTTCAGCTTTGTTTGATAGATCAGTCAGCACAAAGGAATATTCCCCACGCCACGTTCTGAACGCTTCGAGAGCGGGCTGGAACGCAGCTGCAAGTCCTTTACCCCAAGGCATCAAAATAGAGTTGTTGATGAATGATTTGACACCAAGGAATAAGTTGGCCAAGTTGTCCGACATTTTGATCATCATGTCGTTGTATTTGCCAAATTCCTTCGTTACTTCAGGCCATGTCTTAGAGATGTCTTTTCCGCTCTTTGCAAGATTTTCGAGTTTACCTCTGGCATCACCAGAGATAGCTCCCATTTCTTGCAGCGCTGCCGTTGCGTCACCGATAGGACGCCCCGATTTAATGCCGTCATATAAACGCCCCATCCATAGCGCAACTTCGGAAAACGGTCGTTGAACACCTGCAGCAACGTCCCCGACTAGCTTCATTCCTTCAGTAGTCGATAGAGCGTTCCCTGTGAATACTTGGAGAACACGACTTGACTCGAAAATCTCATCACGAGTAAATGGCGTTTGTCCGGCAAATGCCGTCAGTTCATCCAGTCGTGCATCTGCTTTCCCTCTGCTGCCAAGCAGTGTTTCAAATGCAGTGGTCATGTTCTGTCGATCGGCAACCATTTTGAGCGGCACAACAATACCACCTGTTGCACCGGCACCAACTCCAAGCAAACCAAGTGTACTGGTGACAGCTGACACGATCCCTCTCAATGGCTTTGTGATAAGATCAAGAACCTTGATTGTGGTTGTGTAAGTCCGTCCCAAATGGGTATTCGCAAATGAGACGGCCCCACGTACTGGAGCGGTGAAACGATCTATCGCATTGATCGCCACCCTGTATTCAGTCCCTAATGTGTTCCGTGTATAAGACGCTATACGGCTGACTGTACGCCGGACCATATCAACGGCTCTAATGGTATAGCTGTATCCTCGGCCAAGCTGCCGCGCTGCATATGATGCAATACGTCTGATCCCTGCGGTTGCACGATCATGGACCGTTATGGCAAACCGTTCTACTTTGCCAAACTTTCGATCGATGTAACGACGTAGCCGAACAAGACCTGGTGTTGCCTGATCTTTAATCCACATCAGCACTCTATGAGTACGCGGCATCTTGCGTTGTAAGAAGCCATTGAACTTACGTAATGCTTTTGTGGCCAGATCATTGACTTCAAGAGTCAACTGATAAGTTCGAGCAAGATCACGCAATACGAAACGCTGCACACGTCTTAATGCGATTGTCGCATTGTCTCTGATTCTTAAAGTGATTGGCCGCTCTGATCTGCGGCGCAATCTATCAAGGCGTTCCATATCTCCTCTGATTAAACGCAATTTACGCGTGATCCGGTCTTGTAAATCAAACCGAGCTGTCAAACGAGCCATGTCTTATCCCCCTTTCTTCGATTCTTTTTCTAACACTTCAAGTTTGTGTGCTATCAAACCAAACAAAAAGGCCTTGAATTGCCTTGGCGCTTCATAGACCTCTAAGAGTTCAGACGGGGAGTAATGAAGCTCATGCATGCAGTAATACAGATACACAGCCTCTTTGTTCCCGTCCTTTATTAGTTTTTTGCTTCTGTTTCAAGGTCCTCAATTTCATCTTCAAAACCGTTAACCTCAATGGCTTTGTTTAACCAGTTCGCATATTCACCGCCGACAGATAGGACACGCTTTGCCACTTCGACTGGATCTTGGGTACTGTATGCTTCACGCAATTCCTTTGATTTGAAATCAGGATAGATAGTAGATTCAACCGCAATACGTGCGTAGAAACGTTGAGAATCCAAGTCTTTCACACGTCCACGACCTTTAACATTTTTGAACGTTGTGTTTTCCTTCTCCAATTCGTCAATACGTTCAGTTGTAATGGCTTTAAATACGAATGGGATCACTTTACCTTCTTTATCAACGAAACGCTTTGAGATAATGGATTTGACTTCTTCCGCTTCTGTTGTTTGTCCTGGCATAAAGAATGAAAGATCATATACGTTGTTTGTTTGTTTTTCGCTCATGTTTAAAAACTCCCTTTGATTTGTTTTTTGAATGCAAAAAAGCACATCCAATTTTTGAATGTGCTTTCCAATCTTTTCATGTATAATAGAGATCGTACAATTGAACGGCTTACTCAAGGGTGGTCTGGCTCATCCCCGTTAGAAAGGGGGTGATGCTTATGTCAACGTTTCAAGCGATTTCGCTCATGCTTTTATTTGGGATGTTTATCCTTGCCCTGTTGACGTATATAAACAAAAAATAGGCCTCCCTTGAGCCTGGTAAGTTCGTAGGGATTGCCTATCCTTGTTGCTTCACCTGATTTAAGCCAGCCCCTTGAAGGGCCTCATTGTACATTGCCGGGATGTTGACGCATCCTGGCTTCTTTTTATTGTATGCAAATCACTTTGCATGTAAACAAGTTTTTTCTCAAATGGTGAAGGGTGGGTTCACTATTATCCCAAGTATCCCATTTATCAAAAGTATATCATATTTGTACAAAAAAGTGAAAATACCTTATTTAAAAACACTCACTAGTCAGTTCTTTTGTTACATTTTCTATGGTGATTAAATTTTAAAAGGAATCTTTCAGCTTCTCAGGAAGATCAAAGTCCTCAAACGTGAAAGGAACCTCTTCTTCTAGCGCTTCTGAATCCACATCAAGCCCTGCGATCTTTGCAGAATCGAAGTTCACATCAAACAATGTGACACGCTCTGTGCCTCGGCCGGATGATTTGTCATCCAGTACAGCTTGAATCGTAAAGTACGGATCTTGTCCTTTTTTTACATAGTTCAGCATGAGCTGAACGAAACGTGATGTGACTTTATAGAAAGTCGCTGTGCCAGTACCATTCGCACCGGTTGTCTTGTGACCGGTCATGCGACGGCCCATAACGTTAACTTCTGATTTGTTTTTCTCCACGTTCGCTTCAAACGTTTTGATGAACGCCAATTCCTCACCATCAAGGAAAAGACGCCCTTCCTTACCTGAAATGGTATTTTGCGCTTTAAAAGCCATCTTATTTCACCTCTACATTGAAATAGAATTTTTCAGCTGCATCAACTGGTTGAACAGCTAGATCAATCAAGAAACCGTCACGATCTTCATTCAAGCTGATCGTGATATCCGTTTCAGAATCAAAGCCAGTGATTCCAGATCCATCTTGGAGCTGCGTGAGATATTGCGTGATGAGTGTTTTCACCAGCTGCAGACCATCATCCGATGCCGGAATGTCATTGCCATTTGCTTTGCGTAATTTAATCAGATTCTTCAATTCGCGAGTGAGATCGTTGTTGATCGCATCGAGCACTCGGATAATTTTGTTTTTCCCGAATGTCTTGTTTTTCTCCGTTGTATAGCTTGTTAGAGAGTTGATGTCCTTCTCAACGCTCACTGTGCGATCACGAGCATCAAACGTGAACAGGAATTCGCCTTGTGATAAACGGTATTCCACTTGATCATTATCAAGACGCTCTAAAGTATCAACAGCCCCTTCATATTCCACAAAGGTCAGTGACTGATTGAAGTTGGCTCCTGCAGCTGCACCGGCAACCCATGCAGTTGCTTTGGCTGGTGTGATCTCTGTGCCGTCTTCTAGCAGCACACCGCTTGTGACATTGATAATTCCTTCATGATCAGCTGCATAGTTCGGTAAAACACCTTGCACCTTACGCCCTTGATCATCACGCAGCCGCTTGATGAAAGCCACAAATGTCGCTTTTAGCTGCTCGCTAGTGTTATTAGGCAGCGCGATCACGTCAAAGTATTCTGTTTCAGCTGCTTCAAGGAATGCTGTGTAATCTGCCACGCTTGGAACACCGTTTTTCCCACCGCTCAGTGTTACACCAGCAGTGATTGTCACTTCACCTTCACCAGAGAATGAAACATATTTGTTTTGCTTCAGCTCTTTGACATCAGTGACAACCTGCTTATCAACAATGTCTGTACCAACGTAAGTCACAACATCACGCTTGGAGCTGTCCAATACGTTTTCAGTGACTTGGATCGTGACCTCATTGCCCTTTTGTCCGCCATAATTCGCAAGCACGTTGAAATTCTCGCTGATCTGAGCCTTTGCAGGTTCACCCTCATTCAATCGATAAAGCAAGACTGTTTGTGCTTTTTTCTTGGCTTCTCGGAAAAGAAGCAGTGATTTGTCATCGATGTTTAATCCGACTTTTTTATTTAAGTCCTCGATGCCTGAGATAGAGATAAACGTCTTTGGCTCTCCCCAGCTCATTGTGATTGGAAGTGCAACGGTGCCGCGATCACCTAACGTGATACGCTGCTGTGCTGTGGTTTTAAAATTGAAGTAGATACCAGGACGCTTCTTTTCTGTACCTGGCGTGAAAGTACCTCCATTCATGCTTAAACCTCCTTAGACAAAAAAGCATCAATCTGCTTCTTTGCTTCTGTTTTTGTAATTGGTTGATCTTTGATATAAAAAAGAGCACCCTCAAGGATTTCAGGCTTCACGCCAAACAATTCCTTGCTGTGCTCTTTCAAGGCTTCAAATGAGAACCCTGGTTCCTTTGGAATAACCGGTGTCACTTTTTCTTCTTTCACCGGCTCGTTTTTATTCTTGGCCACTTTTTATCACCCCATCTGAAAAATTTATGTCGTCTAGGCTCGGTTGCTCATCTCGGTTGTACCAATAGGCACTATCCCATGTGAGGACGATCGTTGCCACACCTTGATCACCATTCCTAGTCTCCGCCCTCTTAATGCGAACATATTGATCGAGCGGTTCACCTTCTTCACTTACCATTTGAATGATGTTTCGATCAGCTGATAGGGCATCAACGATTGTTTCTGCCGCATCATGAGCCTGTCCAGAATCTTTATGAAACACTTTAATATGCAGCGTGTAGGTTTTAAGGAACGTTGAAACAGTATCGTTTCTTGTATTGACCCATGCTGCTGGAAAGTACATGGATGGGACCTGAAATTGTTCAGGAATTTTCTTTTCGTAAACCTTCACCGGAAACTGCTTGTAACAATAATTCATGATGGCGCCGACTTCTTGATTCATCTAATCACCGCCCAAATTTTTCATCGATCCATTGCTGCAGCTTGCGATCTAGTGATTGTTCAAACATCTGTTCAAAGATGGATATTGCATTTTCCCAATAGCCGCTACCTTCAACCCATTGAAATTTCAAAAGCATTCCGGTGTCAGAATTTGGATCGTATTCAAACCGGTCACCAACCCATCTGCCAGGAACCCATCGTCTGTCCTGATTCTTGGAAGGATCAATGGTAAAGTGACCATCGTTTGTGTACGACGCGTATTCTAAGTTGGTCCCTACATCCAAGGTCAGACCGCCGCTGCTCATAGAAAAGACGTTTTCTTGGTCTCCTTTTTGGAATGAGTTGAGCAAACGGCGAGCATCCACCGTTTTTGTACGAATGACCTCATCCTGAACAATATCAAGAAACTCATAACCCATTCCTTCAAGCCATTCTTCATATTCAGCTTGCAAGCCGCCATTAACAGCAGCATTCAAGTCCTCGATGAATTGATCAAGACCATCAATCCTCATAGGCTTTCACTCCTCATCGCTACCACCTCAATGTGGTGATTTTTGATCTGTCTGGGCTTTTGGAGTTTCAAAGTAATGCCTTCCCATACTACTTTGTCATTTATTCGGACATCAGCATTACTAGGAAAATGAACAAGGTACGATTGGTGAATGGTTGCGTTTGGCTCCTGCTGTGTGATGTTTTGATTTCTCTCTGTGAAGTAACATGCTTGATCAACTTGATCAGGCTCATCAGGATATGAAAAGACAGGCTGCGCATCTTGAACAGGTATTCCATAGCGATCTTTTGACAGCTGTTTATTCTGAAGGTGGAAAATATCGCATCGATCCGTTAATAATGATTGATAGCTCATAGCGATCTCAACCTTAACTTGACGTTACCTGGATCTTCTGGCGGTTCCCCCGGCTCAATGAAATCTATCAACAGGTTATACACATCTGGCTTTGAAACGGCGTTACCATCTGCCAGTGTATAAGAGTAGTCACCAATCTTTTCTGACTTGTACCCTTTGATGATTGATTCATCCCCGTTGATCAGCGCAAAGAACTGTGCCATTTTAATCAATGCGATTCTTGCTTTTTCAGGAAGCGGCTGATATTTTTCACTTGTGAAATCATGACCTACGATCTTAAATACCTCAGCTTCAGCCTCAATGATGTCACTTTCCAATAATTCATCTGATCGGTTTTTCACGCTCTCGAATACGGTATATGCCCTAACATCTTCAGAAGAGATCAGCATCAGCCTTACTCTCCTGTTTTTTCTTGTTGCTGTTGATGCTCAAGGATGAAGGCAATTCTCTCACTCTTATCTTTGAGTTGAGCCGGATCGCCGCCAAGATCAATAACAATGGCTTCTTGTTCAGTTTTGTTCATGCCCTTCAGTTCTGTTTCAGTGTAGATTTTTTGTTCTTGTTGCGGTTCTTCTTCAGCCTCTTTTGGTTCTTCTTCCTCTTTCACAGACTTATCATCTTCTTTTGGTTGACCATCCGTTTTTGGATCATCAGCAGGAACATCAAGCTGCTTACAATCAAAGAACTCATTACCATTGAGATATTGAAATACCTTTTTCTCAATCTCTTTCTCCTGATTTAAAAGAAAGACATGCCCCATCACAGAGTATGTCTTTCCCTTGATCAATTCAGCTGTATACATATTGATCACTCCTTGACCTTGATGATCTTAGCAACAGCATCCTCTTCCTCAAATTTGCTGTCGAGCTTCGCTGTGAGGACAATAATAAATTTACGTCTGCGGATATCCTTATCCACTTCAATTCGGATGTTACGAGAGAAGCCAAGGATAATGTTTTTCGGATGAGTCAATAAAATGTCCGAAACATCCGTTCCGTCCTCTCCCATTCCATATGGCTGCATGTTTGCAATACCTTTGACTGGAACACCGAATGCGGAAGAAAGTCCCCCTTGTACAGCTGCATCCCCTAGATTCGTTTGACGATCTGCCACTTTGTCCTTCCACTCGACTTCTTGGCCAGGAGACGTGTAAAAACGGAATTCTTGTGGAATACGCAGATATTTTGCTGGAACAGCTTTGTATCCTTGTTTGAATACTTGGCGTGTAAGTGGTTCACCAGCTACATCTACGATATGAGATGTTGCTTGCTTACGAATACCATCAAGTTGCGCTAGGTATGCATCACTAGATTTCGTATCACCATTTAGGATCAATTCTTCAATATCAACGGCTGCACGCTCAGCGAGCATTTGCATGATGGTGTTCTGTAAATTGTCACCCTCGATGTTGTTTTCAAGCGTATCATATGTGATATTTACTTCGGCGATGACTTCTTTTGCATTAAGCTCCACAGTGCTTGTTGTTGGCGCAGTCTTTTGTTCATTAGTTAAACCTACACCTTCCTGACCAGGACGCAGAATGCGCTGACCAAAACCGATTTTTTCGATTTTTTGTGCATTGCTATCCATCGGAATGACACGTGCATCTTGTAGCAGTGTTGGTGCATTTTGCACCATACGAATAAATGTGCTAGATTGGGTTGGATTCATGAGACCACCTGTTTTTAACGTCCCAAGCGTCACTTCCGCTTTGTTAATTACCTCTTGATTTCTCACTCTAGTTCCTCCTTTTTCTCGGCTTAAAGCAAGCCGCCCCATACCGTTTCAGATTTTTGTACGTCTTGTTGTTGATCTCCTACTCCATTACCTTGCGGACGTGCTTTTTCAAGCGCTTCGACTCTTTCAACAACTGGAGCCAATGCCTTTTCTACAGCTGCGGCCATTTCTTTTGCAACAGCTTCATCCGGTTGATTTTCTTGCGGATCAGGTTGCTGCTCGCCTTCGCCTTTTTCAAGGTCATCGAGACGCTTTACAACCGGTGCAATTGTGTCATCTAGCATCTTTTGCAAATCTTCTTTGTTCACTTCATCTTCCTCCTTCTCTTCCGCTTGACTTAGCAAGTTGTCGATAGCGGCTCTTGCATTTTTCAATTCAGTTAAGTTAGCAGCTGAAAACTTTCGGCCAGCTTTTGCGACTTCTTCAGGTGGATCAGTTTGGATCCCACCCAAGTCATCAGTAAGCAAAATCTCTTGTGTGATTTCCACAAAATCTTGCAGTGCTGCTCTTACTTTTTCAGGATCAGTTTCTAAACCATCATCCTCGTAAGGGTCCCATTTATACAAAACGGAATTCAGCGCCTCTTGTGCCGCCCAAAACTCACGACGCATGCGGCCTTTGTCGTATCGGTTCTTCACTTCTCCTTTAGAAAAGAAGTTTTTGAGCAAAGAAAAAAGCCCCTTCTCTTCAGAAGCTGGCTCACGCTCTTGTTTTCCTATATCTGCTGTTCCGGCCATTGAATATCCGGTAATCTCACCCTTTTGAATCTGTTCCCAAATTTCATCGGAAGCCTTCGTCACAAGGACCCACGATCCTTTCTTGATAAGCTCATCGCCCATTTGAAACTCAGACGGAGCAATGTACGATTCAACGACTTCCCCGACACCGCCTTGGAAATCATGCTGCTTGTCGATCTCACGTGCATCCTTCAGGAACCCATGAGCGGCTTTTTCGATCTCTTCTGGTGTCATATAGTCTCCATGCGCATCTTCCACATTAGGCTCATATACAATACCGTACACAAGACGCTGCGCATCATCAGCCTTCGCAATGACCTTGATCTCTTTTTGAAAGTCATTTTCTTTTTCTGACTTCATAAAAAAGAACTGCTTTTGATTAGCAGCCTTGTCCACGTATGAAACATGCGTAATTTTTGCGTTTTTTAATTCCCTTGGCATATGTTCACCCCCTTTCAAAAGAAAAAGACCTTCAACTGAAGGTCCAATGTCTTTCTCTACTTAAAACTATTCAATGCATCTTTGTAACAATCTTCGCATAGTAAACCGTCTTTTTCAGGATCAACAAGGTTCTCACACCATTCATTTTCACATTCTGACATTTGTTTCACTCCTCACTTAATGTGTCTCGTATATATAATTGTACTAAAAAACGTTACCTGACAGAAACGGCATTTCTAATCTTTTCTTTTTCTTCAGCTGACAAACCCAAAATGACTGGATCAACTACAGGACCAACCGCACAATGACAATTTACTCGTTCTTTTGGCGTGAGCTGTGTATCTCTCGGAAACATGCACCGCTCTCCGCTGCCTGGTATCTCAAACTCTTCATCGAGAGGGATGATGGTACCATCCAGCTGCACGTGACTTTCTCTTGACTGATTCTTCTTCCCGCCGCTGTGTTTCCACTTCTTCCCCGTTACTGCCGGGGATTGGACGTAGGATTCATGTTGAGCGACGGAAGAAGCGGTCAACACCTCTGTAATGGCTGTTACACGTGCGCGTTTCCGGCTGAATTCAGGAAGGTCCTTCAGTTCCAGTTCAATCTCCTGGATAGAGCGGCCTTCTGTTATGCCATCTTTCAGTGTTTGCTCAATGGCCGTATGAGTATTCAGCTGCATCAGCTGCGCCAACTCCTGCGACCACGATTCAATCCACTGTTCAGTTTTCTCAGAAAGCACCTTGAATGGAATATCAGCATCGATGGAATGCATGATCTTCTCAGCCAGCTGTGTGACGGTAAGAGTCAGAAAGACAGCCGTTTCTTTTCCGAACAGCTCCGCAAATTCATCAGCTGCAAACAAGTCATTTTGAAAGAATGCTAGAATTGATTCTAACGTCTCCGAATCGTCCTTGGATATAAAACCATTCAGTGCATTCAAAAACGTCCTGCGTTGCAATCTGAGAAGTTTCGCGGTGGTTTTCTCATACTCTTCCACCAAAGAAGGGATATCCTCCAGTTCAGGGAAATCAGCTACAGCTGCTTCTAGTTCCTTGACCTCATCTTCCTCCGCTTTTTGTACAAAGGTATTGATGTTTTTTATCAGCTGATCGATCTTGCTCATTTGCGGATCTCCTCTAGTTCATCCCGAAGGTCTTTGAGGATAGATACCAATTCATTGTTAGTACCCGCAGACTTTTGAAGAACCGTATCAAGCAAGCTAGTTGATGCCTTTGGCTTCGCCTCAATTGGTCGGTGATATTCTTCCTCTGGCCATTCTTCAAGTGTCTTACCAAGAATACGGCCAGCCAGATCACGCAGATCATTAGGTGAAACCGCTCCTGCTTGAATAAACGGTGTAAGAACCTTTGCAATTTCGAGCGGATCACGAAAATCAGGACCATTTAATATGAGCCGCACATGCCAGAGATCAAGATCAGGAAGAAAGAGTGTATTGAGCTTGCCAGTGATGATCATTCTCTCCGGCTGGAATACCTGTTCTTCTGTCGTTTTTCGAGCGGTGTCAGCTGTTGCCTTGTTATAATCCTGTGATTCGCCTGTGTAGATTGGCGGCAGACGGAATGATGAACGTATTTTGTTTCTCGTCTTCTCATCATAATCAAGGAACAGCGCATCCTCCTGGAGAATCTCGGCCAGTGATTTTATATCCACCTTTACATTAGCCGGCTCTTCATCGTTCGATAGCTCATCCTTCTTCGGAATCCCTTCCACTTCGAGTAACAGGAATTTATGTGCATTGTCTGAGCCCTCGATACCGTTCATGTATTCTTGCAGCTGTTCATATGAGGATTCAGACAGCATCCCATTCTCTACAGTAATTGCAGCCGGCACATGCCGCCCTTGTTTAAAGTACAGATAGTTCAGCTCTTCAGCTTTGCGCGCTCCATACATATTGACGATGTTGCCAATCCAGCGCGGAACACCATATGTACCGCTGCCTATCTTGAAGTGAATGACTTCGCTTGCTACAAGATCAGAAGGGGTGTCTTCTCTGTATTCTCCCGTAGCAGCATTCATGACTCGGGGATCACCGTACTCTTTGAAGAATACTTTTTTAGTTTTGACCTTCTGCACATACTTCCTGAATCTCTTCTTCCGTTGCAATGACTTCACTTGACCATTTTCTGTGTATCGGAATTCGACGTCAACGGGATCACCCAGCTTACAAACACGTAAGTATTGTGCATCCAGATATTCAATGCCTGCAGGCTTTCCTGTACCTTCTCGAAGCACTTCCACAAATCCATTACCTGTTTTCTCTCGGTCTTCTATTACATAACCAAGGACCACTTCGGCTGACTCATCATAGTTCATATATCTGGCGAACTCTTCAAGTTGGGTCCATTCTTTCTCAGCTGCAGCTTTCTTTTCTTTCGGTGCGTTCTCTGCGTTGAAATCGAAAGTATACTCGATTCCTAAGCCGAAACCTAGAATATTCGTTTTATAAGCATCGATGCATTGCTGAAGAATGGTAGAATACTCGGCCATTTGTTTGAGCTCTTTAATATTGTATGGCGGCTCGATCACATCATCTATCTCGTAATTAAATCCATCCTCATAAATCTGCTTAGTGGTTTCAGACACATTGGCCTTCATCACTGTTGCTCTGACCGTTTTCATCAGCGTGACCTCCTTTCTCTGTTCGGGCGTGTCCGCTCTTTTGGTTTCTCTTTCAGATCGGTGACTTCATAATCATCTAGCGCATACCAGATGGCTGATAACGTATGAGGGTCAATCTGAAACTCGTCCTCTATGATATTGCCGCGCTTGTCTGTCTTGTACGTTAGCGGCTGAAGCTCATAGATCGTATTTTTGCATGAGTCGGAACAAATGATTTTCTTAAACCGCTTGATCTTCTTGGTGTACTGCAAGCGTGATCCTTGGAACTTATGAGCGGCCACCATGTTGTATCCCATCTTGCGGAAATATGCGATGGTTTTCGGTTCAACTGCATCCGCTTTGATCAGCTCTTTTGTTTTTGTAAATTCGATGAGCTCTTGTACAGTTTCATCATCGGTTGTGCCCTTTTGATAATACTCCCAATAGATATATAGATATTTCTTCTCGTGATCGACGGCCAGTCGAATCAAAGCGTTATAAGACTCTACGAAACCAAAGTCCATGCCCGCTCTAAGCAAAGGACGATTGATATTTGAGATTGCTAACATGACATCATCATGCGGCTGCACCTCGAATTGAGGAAGAACACGAATTCCGTTAATGCCAAAATGACCTTTTCGGGCTATGCGATAAAGGTCGGGATCGTATTCTTTTAGTTCATCCAGCTGCTTGATATAGCTCACAGGTAGAAATAGGTTATCTTCTGCCGTCGAGTGGTGATAGTACGTATCGTTAATGGAGATCGTTCGCTCTTTGTATAACCTTTCATCATCCAGGATGAAGCGATTGTTTTGATCATCCTTAAAGAAATGTCTGTACGTCCAATTATCCTGCCCGACAGGGTTCGTTGATAGTATCATGTGCAAATCCAAAGTCGGGTGACGCAAACGACCAAGCAGCTCCTTGAATCCCTCATACTTAACCTCGGAACATTCCTCAATCCAAATGATCGAGATATTGTTGATCGACTTCAGCTTGGTAGGCTTGTCCAGACCTTTGAAAATGATCCGGCTGCTGTTGTGAAATTTAAGCATGAGCGGTGATGTCCTGCACTGAATGACATGACCGAGTCCAAGATCATTCACGATCTCTTCAAATAAAGAAAACGTTGAATCTCTGTGTGTGTCATAGACTTCACGAATCACAAGAGCGGTTCGCTTTTCATCTAGTAATTTCAGAATGAGCTTCAGGGCAATATGATAGCTTTTGGAGGAGCCGTAACCGCCCACCAAGAATTGAAACTTCTGATCCCAATCAAAGAGAAAATCTTCAAAGTGTGGATTGACTTCCTTCTCCATCATTTGAACCATCAGCCATCACCTTTATTCTTCCGCTTAATCGTTATTTGTACAGAATCATCGACAGGTCGAGCGGTGATCCGCTCCAGCTCTGCCTCCCTCGTTCGGTTTGCAAGATCAAGGCCACGAAGCCTCAATTCATATTCAGACATTGTTTTCATTATGTCGACTTTCTGCCTAATGGCTTTATCACGTTGTGCGGTCACACGTGTCAGAGCATCTTCTATGCTCAATATCTTCTCCAGCAGCGGTGAATCTGTCTCCTCAATCTGGACCACTGCTAGACGTTCATTAGTTATTGGAACAGCTTTAATCAGACCATTTTTATCTGGAGCCTGTACAACGTCTTTCATCTTCCTCATTTGTTGCAAGACTGTCCGCTGCTTATCAGTCAATCCATTCTCATATTTAGTGATCAAGCGCATCATTCTTGTTTCACGAACGCTCAATAATCGTATTGATAGATCAATTTGGTACAAAGGATCAGTCTCAACTTCAGTAAAAAGCTTCTGTTCCTTTTCATCCATGTACTCAAACATGATCGTTTCATATTCACCGGTCTTGAATGAATTCTTGTTCCCTTTAGGAGCTGCGCCACCCCTATTGCCTTTAGCATTTTGGTTACCAGGTGGCGCTTTACCTCCTTTATTACCTCTGGCGTTTTTACTCCCTTTCGGAGCACCAGGACGTTTAGTAACGTTACCATTGGATTTCCCTTTTGGTTTAGTAACGTTACCATTCAATTTCTCATCCCAAGAGTCTTGGTTCTTCCACTTGCGGATAAGGGATTGAGAACACTCTAATTCTTCAGCAATGTCTTTCAGTAAGCGGGTTCCATTGCTTTCCTTCCACAGTTGGAATGCCTGATCTCTTTTAGGATTTCTAGGTCTAGCCATTACATATCACCCACCTCCGAGCTGTTGAATTAAGTTTGAGTTTGTTTTTAAATATCGTCATGCTTCTGAAGATCGATGTCCAATTCTACGAGTTTCTTCAGATCTTCAACAGTAGACAATTTGATATTTCCTGCTTTAAAGTCTCTGACCCATTGAGAGATGCAAGCCTGTGCAATTTTTCGATAGTTCTCTTTTGATTTATCTATACCTTCAGCCTGTTCAGCTTGAATGGTCATAAGCATTTCTTTCTTTTCTTCGTCAGAAAGGGAACGTGTGTTTGTGTTTTTTGTTGTCATTCTCCCTTACCTCCATTACAATAGTGGATGAGAGCGTGATATTTTCCCACAAACGCGGCCGCGTCTTGATCACGCTCTTAGGCAGGGAGGTTCTTTCTGTCTTTGAAGGGAGGGTGTTGTCAGCACCCTCTTTTTTATGAAAAAAAGACCGATTTCAGTCGGTCTTTCGTTTTAAGTGTTCCTAATTATCATTTCACTTTTTTGAATACAATGTCTGCAATCTCTTTCACTTCACCAAGACCTAAACCTCCAAGAACAGTTCCAAGTTCTTCCCCAATCAATTTTTTCCAGTCTGAAAGCGAGCGAGGAAAACCAATACTATCATTGGTAGCTACACCAAGGACTATAAACGAAACTTGATCCCATTTGCTTTTCAACATGATCAGTTTCTCATCATTGCTTTCTTCACGTGAACCACTCATGTCAGAACCTACAGTTTTTGTCATCACTTTATTTAAAAGTGGAGGTTGGTTAGAATCACTTCCCAAAAGCCCAAAAATTAAGGCTCCTTTACCAGTTCCAGAAATTCCACTTTTTCTCACAGAAAGGTGAAGTTTTATTTCGATTTCATTATTAACTTCCTCAATGCTGTAAGACCCTTTTGTCCTTGTACTACCCTCATGTTTCTGTTTTTCTTGACTTGATATTATAGCCATACAAAATCCTCCTTAGTTTATATTGAAACTTACATTCAAATTATGTGTGGGTATATTTAAAATTATTTATTAAAGGTCTTGTATCTTTTAACCAATTTGCTTTTTATCCCTGTTGCTTTTTCATATCTAGCTCTAATTACATCGCAAAAATAAGGATCAAGCTCCAAAAGAAGGGCCTCTCTATCAGTTTGCTCACATGTCATAAGAGTCGACCCGCTTCCCCCAAAGAAATCTACTACTCTATCACCTTTTTTACTGCTATTACTTAGGGGAATATTAATAAGATCAAGCGGCTTCTGTGTAGGATGAACATATTTTGTAGTATCACCGCGGGAAACTTCCCAAATTGTTGCTGGTTCTCCTTCTTCAGAGGCATCAGCTCTCCAAACAGTAACTTGTTTTCTATCTCCATACCAATTAGGTGAATAGCCTTTTTTGAATGCATAGAAAACCGGTTCGTGCATGTATTTATATTGCGCCCATCCGAAAGTTGGTGAGTTTTTTACCCAAATACACTGCGATCTTATATCAATATCTGCGTGACGCATCTCATTCTCAAAAGCGCGTTGATATGAAGCGGCGTGAAAAACATATATAGCTGCCTTTTCGTTCAAGATTCTTGAATAATTCAGGAACACTTCTCTTAAAAACAAATCAAACTGACCATCATCCATAGAATCGTTTAATATTGATGCATGGCCATCATCATTTAACTTTTTACTATCACTTTTCACCGCTACATTATAAGGTGGATCAGTTATGACTAGATCTGCTTTATGGCCAGACATCAATCGGTCAACATCCTCTATCTTTGTCGCGTCTCCACACACTAGGGTATGCCGGCCAAGCCGCCAAACATCCCCATACTTTGTTTCTGGTTCTTTTATATTGTCTAGTGCCTCTTGCACATCAAAATTATCTTCCTCAACAATCACGATCTCATTTTCAATAGAAACACTGTCTAATAGATCTTCATATTCTTCTTCAGTAAATCCAATAGTTTCTAGATCAAGATTGTTATCCTTTAGCTCTGTTAGAAGTTTTTCAAGTTTGTTTTCATCCCAATTTCCACTGATTTTGTTTAATGCTACGTTTAGGGCCTTTTCATCCTGGTCATTTAAAGAAACCACTGATACCAGAATTTCAGACGGTTTATCTTCCATCAATACTTTGAAACGTTGATGACCGCCTACAAGGTGACCTGTCCGTTCATTCCAGATTAGCGGATCAACGTATCCAAACTTATCTATGGATTGTTTTAGTGAATCGTACTCGGGATCTCCTGGTTGTAGATCAATTCGGGGGTTATATGGTGATGGGTTAATTTTATGTACGGGAATTGTTTTGATATTCAATGTTGTTTCCTCCTATCAAACAAATGATGCCGCCTCTAGGGCGGCATCAGCTGCTTACTTGATGTAAAATTCGCTAGTGTAGAATGTTCCAAGGGTTGCAACATGATTGCCCTTTTTGTCGTAGCGTTCTACATCCACTCTAAAGCGATAAGTACCTTTTTTGTTACCAAATGACTCTTTGATGTCAAATTGATCATAAAGTTTTTCACCTGGGTTAAGCGGGTTCGGGGAATTTGTTTTAATTGTCTCCCACTTCCCATTAACCTTTCTTTGTGGAATAAGATTGGGACCAGCACTAAAGTCATTGTGGTTTTGTACCGCAATTCTTACGACCTTATCCTTCCCTAAAATGTGATTAGCTTTTGTCGGGTTCGCCGACACTCCAAATCCTGATGCCATGCTCATCATCTCCCTTTTTATATTTTTGCGCTCCTATCCCTCACCAAAGCACCTGCAGCCATACACCCAAAAGACGACTGTTCCCATCAAATCAACGTTTTCTTCGGACCCGGCCGCCTTGTCGTTGATACGTTTCGCGTCTCGTTCCCATGATTTCTTCCCAATCTCGCTTTGTTATCGGATCAGCATTGCTCTTCTTCTTTCGATTAGAACCAGGAGCAATGCGCTTTAATTGCTTCGTTGTTTCTTCGGATAAAGAATCTCTGATCTTCATTTACATACTCTCCTTGCCGAATAAGCACCACCTTACGCTATTCGCTTAAATAGATTTTGAAATGATGACTACACTCCGAGAGGATGCCAAGTACAGTCAATCATCAAATAAAATGAAAAACTGTCCTCGATACGACCGCCGCAGACCAGCTGCTATCCAGGCTCAGAATGTCCCTCTCGTATGGCCACATTCCTCAACACCTTTGTTCCGTATCCAGATACGCCATTGATAAGGGAAAGACGCGTCTCCCAATAAAAAAAGCGGACACCAATCAAGGCACATAGAGTGCTCAATGATTAGCGTCCGCAGGTTCTTCCTTCTGGACAAAATATTCACGTTCTTTTTGCTTGTCTCTATCATACGATGACCAACGCATGAAAAAAGGTCCCCATTTTATCCCCCTTTTTGTCGGTTTTTTATCGGCATTGCAAATAGAAAAAGTGCCCATATACATGGACACTCTAGTTTTAAAAATCATGTTCAAAATCGATGTCATATAAATCAACCCAATCAACAAAATCAGGCATAGTTTTTGTACTTAAAAAGTGTTGAACAATTCTATATGCTTCTTCTCGACTTACATAACTGCATGATGGTACCTTCATTGGTTCTCCACCAACCAAATGCTCTATTGTTTCTATTTCAACATCCTTATTCAAAGGGACTAAATAATCAGGATGTCTCATGATAAAGAATCCATATGGCTCATCATAAAAGAAAATAAGCCATTCATCTTCTCCTTCTATCTCAAAACAAGAATCTCCACTTCCTTGTTTCCAATAATCCGCTTCTTTTTCAAAGAAAATATTTTTAATAAATTCTTCTCCTGGGTTTTCAATTGGTTCTTCAACTGGTCCGTTATATACAATCACGAAATATCCTCCTTATTTAGTTGCTTTGATAACTAAAGGTTTTTCTAATCCACCACTATAAACTTCTAATTCATCAACCCCCAACCTTTTTAGCAAGGCTGGCATTTCCCCTCTACAAATATTGCAAGTCTTCCTATCTACAAACATAGTTACTTTTTGCGGTAATTGACCTTCCTTTTCAAAAGCTCTAATTAATGAATGAGATTCTGCATGTGTCAATGATTGAGCATGGCCTAAATGTTTAGGTGAACTCTTTTTAGGTGGAACCCATTGTACTTCTTTTAACCACTTTTGTCTTAGCTCTCTTGTTGCTTGTTGGGACTCCTTAGTGATAGTAGAATTCACTCCAAAAAATGTCCTGTCATTAACTTTAACTGCTGCTACCGTATCACCAGAATCAATAGCATAAGGTTTTAATCCCGCTTTTTCCCTGAATCTCTTTATTTCATCATAGCTTTCACTAATTTGTTTATTTGACTTTTGGATAACTCCTGGAGTTTTCTTTATAGGTCCTTTCATACCAAACGGTAAAAGCATTGCAAGCGCCGTATTCATACTGGCTTCCTGCTGTTCTTTCGAGACCTTGTTTCCAAACATGTCTCGACCTGTAATCGCTTCGCTGAAGCCGTTGGTCGCGGTGAGCCCGTATAAACCTTTTTGGGATGTCTTTAGGGCATCAAAAGATTTTTGTGACGTCTTGTAGATGTCGACCGCTCTGACTGCAGCTGACGTGGCTTGGGTGGTTTTATAGACGGCTTTCCCGCCTTTAAAAATGCGTCCTGCCCAGCCGACGATAGGGATATAACCGGCTGCTGCCATGCCACCTGCAGCGACTCGTTGGCCTGCCGTAAGCTTTTCGCCTGTGATTGGATCGACGCCTGTAGCTGCTCGTTTTGCATCATTCACACCGGTTAGCTCATTGACAATGTTTCCACCATAATCGAGCGCTTTTTCATACCAAGAACGGTTGGCGAGGGCCTCTTGTTCCTTTGCGATCTCACGGGCTTCTTCTTGTTCTTGTTTGATTTTGAGATATTCAGCAGTTTGCTTCTCAATATCGCTTTTTGCCTTATAGATTTCACTATCTTGAAATGCTTTTTTATCAAAATTCATAGGTGAAATGGATTTCCCGTCATTCGTAGCATTGATCATTTCTGCATACAATGCCATTGTAGCCTTCTCCTCAGTTTCTGACAAAGCATATTCATCTTTTAGATTTTGATCAAGCTCTATTAAATCTTTAACCGTTTTCTTTCGCTCGTCTTCCGCATCTTCGATCTTATCATCAAAGGTTTGGCTATCGAATACCTCCAGTGAAATGAGGTCATCGATATCTTCAAAAATTGTTTTAAGCGCATCTTTTTGATCCTTCACAATGCTTTTGGCGTTTTTGATGCCCATATGTACAGCGTTGTCTAAAAAGTGTTCTTCTACAAAAGTGTCGCCGCCAAAGTTTGTATCATCAAGTGTCCCAGAAACACCTTCATGAAAGGCTTTCTGCTTATCGATGAAGCTGATAAACATGTCCACATTTCCAGCTAGCTCTTTATAAAAACTTTTAATGTTATCGGCACCTTTACCAGTGAAATCATCACCCAGGTTTGCCACGCCTTGTAGTGCCTTTTTTAAATCAATCATTTGTTCGCGGAGTTCCTGATAATGTTTCGCCCTTGCGTCCATGGCACTGGTTAGTGCTTTAGCATCAAGTATCTTCCCCAGAAGAAGTCACTCCCTCCTATTCATTGACAAGGTCAATTTTACCAACGTGATGATTGTCATTAAATAGGGATAAAGATATAAAAACAACAACTGCTATTTGATGATGAAAGAAGCTTGTTTCATAAAAAAAGGACATCAATCAAAGCACTTTATGCGCTCAATGATAAATGTCCTCTAATTACTTTTATTAAAACTGATCAATTCATGTCTATGGCTAATCTTTTGAATTTAAATCAATTGGAAGTAATTAAATCTTTATTTACACCTACATTTACAACTGCATATACAACAATTTGTATAACCCAAAATCTCTTCTGCTAATTTCTCATTAATTTTCAATGCTGTAATCTTATATAGTTCATCAATTCTCTCATCAGATAACTTTTGTCCTTTTTCTGCTTCTTCTTTTATTCTTTTCCACTCAAACTTTAAAATGACTTGTTGCATAAATTCAACATTATCTAAAGTTTCAATTATATTAATATCAAGTTTAACCTTTGTACTTTCAGTTATAAGTCTTTGGAGTTGATAGATTAATTTTTTGTGAGGTTTTTCTGAAGGATTCAATAACAAATTTATATATCTTATGACCGAATGGCATTCAGTGACTTTGTCTTGTAACTCCTTGCTTATTGTCTTATTTTTAAAGTCAAGCCTGTTACTAACCCTTGAAATCTCAAATATAATTTTATTATATTCACCAAACTTATCACGCAATTTATTTTGCCATACAATTCTTTCTTTAGTTACAGTATTTGACAACATGCTTTCTTTTGAATTTTTAGTAGCATTTGCAACAGACCACCTAACACCCAAATAAGCTAGACAACCAGTAAATAGACCGGATAGTACCGTAGCTATACTAGAATTGTATAAAGTATTTTTAGGATTCTGATTAAAAATCCTCCAAAAACCTATTATCGCAAAACTTAAAAGAATAAAGACAAACATATTGGTTATTATGTTGAATATCTTAGATTTGTTCATGCTGTTTTCCCCTCCTTTAATAACTTCGGTAAAATAAACTTATTATTAATATTTTGCAAATTTTGTCGAACGATTTTTTAAAAAATAAAAACAGCACTCATATGATTCCAAGTGCTGTCGAAAGTTTAAACGTTGCTTGCTTTTTCAATTTGTAATATCGATCTTTCTTTAATCCTAATTCTTCGCATACCTCAAGATCTTTAACCATTCGTGAAGTAAGGTACTTCATGCGAATAATTTCTTGTTCAATTTCATCCAAGCTGTACTCTAGTGCTCTTTCTATTTGCCGCACCTTCAACTCCGAACAAACATTTTGATCTATTAATCTTGGAAACAAAGTTAAGATGCCATTTGCTTTTTGCTCATCCAAGTTCTCTTGTTTAACTTTTAATGCTTTATAAAGTTTCAATTCATTTATTAATGTCTGACGGACGTGCTTTTCATTTACCTCTGGTAAAAGGTGAAGTACTTCAACAGTCAAGGTTATTCACCACGCATATCACATCTATTTTAAAGCGGCTAACTCTTCTTTATCGTTTGCCCATAGTAATTTAGATTCAATTAAATGATCGTCAAAAAAGTTAGTACCTTTTAGGATTTCTTTAAATTTCTCTCCTTTTTTTGAATACACGACATTATAGAAAAGCATTAATAATTCCATTGAAGATAACTGAGCTCTAAGTATCCCTCGGTATTTCTTTTGTTCTTTTTCATTTTGTATTTTATCAGTGCTGAAATTTTCATCTTGTATAAATTTTACAATTCTATAAAGGTTTCTATAATAGTGTCCAATTTCTTCTTCTTTATTATTATATAACTTCTCATACGCATTTCTCTTTAAAATAGAGGGTTCATACAATGTTTCTTTTCTAATTTGTTTCATAAAACTAATAGTCCATTCATCATTAAGATCTTCAATAAACCTCTCATTAGATAGAGTATAATCAATTGTTCCATCGAAAGTATAATAATAAAATCTATTACTATTTTCAATAAGTAAGTAGTCCAATAAATATGGATTGTTCATATATTCAATAAAAAGATCGTCTATTTCTCTTCTTTCAAATTCATCATTAAATTTATCTGAAAAATCATTAAAGTATTCTTCATTATTAGATTCTAATTTTCTTATTAGTTCTTGATTTATTTCCGAACGATTAATGTTTTTTAGTTCCGTTTCAAATCTCTTAACTTTACTATTGTTTAAATAAATAGATCTCAAAAATTTTTTTAATGCAATTGGATCTTCATTTTTAAGCGAAATCAAACGACTTTCCCAATATTTTTTCACAAAATTATTGTAATTGAACCTCAGTTCCCCATATATTGTCTCAAAAAAATTACGTCTTACCTCTAAATCTTTCCACAAATTATGATGTAGATTAATCATGTTAAAGAAAGTACTCTCAAACTGTTGTTTAGTCAAAGTCTTGTTTGTAAGTTCAAACTCTTCTCTCGTTTTAGCTAGCTCTTCTCTCTGCATCTTTAATTCATCTTGTTGCATATCAAGTTGCTTTTTTTGCATTGAAATACTGGCAATAACAAATAACATGCTTGCCAACGTTAAGAGGCCAACAGTGGTTCCACCAAAGAAATCTCCTACTGGCCCTAATGCTTCAAACGTTTTTTGATCTAAATGATTTCTCACAATGAATAATATAAGAGGAGTTGATATCGCTGCAACAATCACAATTCCCCCAACAAATATCCACTTGTTTTCTTTAAACCATTCTTTCATTAAATTATCTCCCATCATCCAAAAATCCTATAAATCGTAACATGTAATCCATAATATAACAATGTTCACATTATTTTATATCCATAATCATACTGTATCCTTATAGGTAAGCCATTTTTTGAATGAATACTAGTCTTCCCGTAATCAGGAATATTTGATAAGTAGGCTTTGTGGTTAACTCCGTCTAGGATTAGCAGCTTTACCCTTCCGTACTCGATATGCTCTTCAATTTTCTTTGTAGTTAGAATTTCAATAGGTAAGTTCATGCACAAGGCCTCCCATGTTATAATGAATTGTGCAGATTCAATAGAACTGGAGCCTTGTGCTTCGGTTCTTTTTATTTGCCCTGAAGAGCTTGCAAATCACATACACACATTCTAAAGAGATGTTCGTCCCTTAAATCTAAAGACAAATCAATCAAAGCCTTCAGATCATCTTCAGTAAGTGCCTCTTCCAAATTTTCAGCCCAAGACTTTGGAACAACCAAGGTATTACCACTAAGGAACCTTACTAAAATGTCATCTTCAGATACTTTAAGTACATAACCTTCTTTGTTAAGTGTTTCTCTTTTCCCCTTCCTTGATGCTTTGATCCAGTCTCCTTCTAAGAATTTGTTTTTCATCTGATAATCCTCCATCCTTTCCTGATCCGACTGAGCAGTTCATATTTTTCAAGTGGTCATTCGTAGAGGTGAACACGTTGTCCATCCTCTATGCGATAAAGCAGGAACCACCGTTTTGATCGTTTGCGTGCCATCTTAGGCAGCCCCGTCTTCCTCTTCTTTTTGATCATTCCCGTCAGAATCGTCTTTCACACTTTGAGAGGAATCTAAATCTACATCAGCTGCTTCTTCATCTTTTTGCATCGGCACAGCTTCGTTGGCTTGATCCTCTTTCCAATCCCACCATTTTTCAGCGAGTGGAGCCACTGCAGCTCGGTAATCATTAATCATATCAACGACGGCGCCAGATGACATCTCAAGCTCTGTGGCCAACTTACTGTAAGATTCTCCTTCAATACGTCTTTTCACGATATCTGCCATATTCTCAGGGAAACCTTCCTGTTCTGGAGCCATACCTTCAATAATGAATTGATCCACCACTTCACGCTTAATCTCCATCGGCTTTTCTTCAATTTTTGGTTTTTCTTCAGGCAAACCAAGTTCAGCTTCAAGCTGTTCTGACTCAGGTTTTGCTATATGGACAACGCCGCTCTGATCTACTTGATAATTTACGATAGGTCGTTCAGTGTGAGCATTGATCTGCACGTTATAGCGGACAACATCGCTCTCAATTTCAACACGCACATCGTTATCAATCATTTCAGCAAGGTTTTGAATGCTGTTTCCTAGATCCTTCGTTGAGATTTCAAGGACCAATTCTGTAACACCTTTAGGCTTGTGATTTACTTTCTTGACTGAACCATCAAAATTTACAAAAGACATATTTGTTCCTCCTCATGGGTTGGTGTGAGAGTTGAGACTTCGACTTCAATTCTTGGTGTGCTGCTGTAGAACTTGCTTACATGCAGATCAACAATTTGACTATCATCCTGCCAAATGACTTTATTCAGGCCATCTTTTATTCCTTTGATGTAGTTATCAACATCTGGCTTTTTCGCTGGACGCAATTCACCTCTTTCAGCTTCTGCAGCCTTTTTCTTGCTGAAACTTTTTAGAGTAGATTTGTACACTTTAACCCTCAACTCCAGGGGACCAGCAAGAAGTTGATCAGGACGGTGATCGCTCGCAGCCAACTTAACGTATTGCTTAAAGTCTCGTGACTTCTTGGGGTCGTATAACCTTGTCATTCCATTCATATGAGTAGCTCTTGGACGCCCCTGTGCAACCGGCTCTCCGTAGACGGTGAATGCTATCTTCATTCAGATGCCTCCATCCTAGCGTTATATGTTAACACCCTGCTGCCACGTTGACTCTTGAGAGAAATGACAAGCATTTCAAGTTCATAGAGTGATAAATTTTCGGAGTTCTTGTCCAAACTAGCTAAATATCCAATACGAGTTAATTCGTTTAAAAGGTACTCACGACGCTGTTTGCTATTAATATTTGACATGTTCATCCTCCGTATCATAAAGCGGCTTCCATTTGCCGCGACAAGTTTACAAATCTTCCGTACTCTTTCATAAAAGCAGCATTTATTGTCCCAACTTCACCATTTCGCTGTTTAGCAAAGATGATTTCGACTATATTTTTCTGCTCACTATCTTTGTTGTAATAATCATCACGATAGAGGAACGTAACGATATCAGCGTCTTGTTCAATGCTTCCTGAATCACGCAGATCAGACATCATTGGACGTTTATCTTGCCTCTGTTCCACTCCACGTGAGAGTTGTGATAGCAAAATGATTGGGACATTAAAGCTTCTCGCCATATTCTTCAGCTCTTTTGTGATAGCTCCAACCTCATAGTTTTTGCTCTCAAATTTACCGATTGGGGTGATGAGCTGAAGATAATCAATGACCACTAAATGATCTTGATCAGGGTGATCCTTTTTCGTTTTTCGGATCTGGGACCGGATATCTGCGACTGTTTGGGTAGGCTGATCATGGATGTAGATATCTAATTTTTCGTATTCACCCATAGCTTTGTTGGCTCTGTCATAATCTTGATCGCTAAAGTACTTTTTTGGATTCCTCCACTTCGTGCCTTCAATTCTCCCAAGGCTGCTTAACATTCGATGAGTTAACTGTGTATCTGACATTTCGAGCGAGAAAATATCAGTAACTCCACCCTTTAGCGCGTTATTACAACCTAAGTTAAGAGCAAAAGCAGTCTTTCCCATCGATGGACGAGCTGCCACGATAATCAAATCGCTTTTTTGCCAACCACCTGTCATGGCGTTCAAGTCCGCAAGACCAGTGTCGACTCCTGTAAGATCCCCTTGATCTTCTTCCATGCTCATGAATATCTCCGTCAGAACATCCATTTTCGTCCGAGTAGCTTTAACTCCAACTTCTTGCACTTCAATGGTCTTTTGATAAAGCTTAGTGATCCCCTCATCGCATGGGGCATTAGCAAAAGCTAAAGCGGCACTTTGTAAATCTCTGAGTCTAAAAGCCTCGTAAATTAATGTTTCATAGGTCTCGAAAGCATGTTTTGAGGGAACAGTACTTGCAAGATTGGTTAAGTATTCAAAGCCTCCAATTGAATTTAAAAGGTCTCCCATAGCTGCAGCGATATTGGCCAATTCAACAGGCTTACCTAGTTTGTCCACTTCCCTCATCGCTTCAAAAATCCGCTTATGGCGTTCTTCAGCAAAATGTCTGGGCTCTAGTGCTGTTTCTTTAATCAGATCACCCTCAAGGATGATACAACCTAATAAAAACTGTTCAGCCTCTACGTTTCGCAAATTTTGCATTTTGTTCCCACACTTTCTGTTTCGCTAAGAATTCATTTTGCTCTGGTTGTTTAATTTTGATCTCTGCGATAGCAGGTGGGAATCTCTTTTCAGCAATGTGCTGGTCGATCTTTTTTAAAACCTGTTCATAGGGTTGGTCTTTTAGGTGATCAAGCCAAAGTTTAATTCTTTCTATTCCAATCGCATCTGTGGTGAGTTCAAACCTTGGATAGGCAGCTGCAATCCTTGTTAGGATAGACATTGCTTGTTCTTGATTCATGTCCATCAACCTCCTCCAAATTTAATCCCGTTTTCTTTTGCGTATTGAGCTAGAGCGTCTAAATTACTTTGCCTATGCTGCTTTGGTTTAAATTCAGAAACATTGTTTTTAAGAGGCTGGGGTTGGTTCTGCTGTGCATGCCAACGATCAAGAATCGCTGATTCCAGGTATGCAAATGATTTAATACTGTCTGCTCTATGCTTTGGTTGATATTGATCAAATACCTCGTCGATCCACACCAATATGTCTTCAAGTGGGATTCGCTCCTTGAGAATCCTTTCAATGGCAGCCGAATCTTTTGGCGTTAACATCAACCCACCTTTTCGTGATAAGTACTTTTCTTCGATTTGCTGGAAAGGAGTTAGATCATGTTCTACTGAGGCTCTCTTTTCTTCTTCCTCTTCTTCTTTAATTCTTAAATTCTTTAATTCTTGATATAGTTCCGACTTCGTACCGCTTTCGTTCCGTCTTCGTTCTGCGATAGGTTCTTCTTCCGTTCTGGGTTCTGTTTCGTGATCACTCGAAAACTCTTGATATGACTCGTATTTCACGATGGTGAATAGTGTTCCTAGTTCCGTTTCGCTAACAGTGATGATGTTGTTCGTAACGAGTTTCTTAATTGAACGCATAATTGTACTTTTAGACAGCTTTTTTAGCCCTCTTCCTTCTTTATAAGCGAGGTCCTCACATAGTTTTGAGTACGATCTTATGTACTGGCCCTTATTTAATACAACTCCATTCATTTTGAAGCCATCTTGATGACTAGCTCTCATAACTAATAAAGTGAACAGTCTAAAGGTAGTCACGTCATTCCATAATTCGTGTTCTAATATTTTGCGATGCAGTTTTACCCATCCAGTAGACAAATAACTTCCTCCTCTCCAACATCGTCAATTAAAGCCTTTTAATCTCACATAGGGCGTACATTCCACTGTTCTTAATAAAAGTAAGACCTGGCTCATTTCTTTGGATATAACCCTTTACATGCGCTCTAAATAACGCAGCTTGATTACGACTTGATTTAGATAAAGACAAGTACACAAACGGAATAGGAACTTTAATGATTAGCTTCTCCCTCATTAGCTGTTCACCAGCTCAGAAAAATGGATGATCCGGCTAAGACGGTTTGTAGATCGACAATACTTACACTTTTCACATCTTCTCGGTCTTTCTCCGCCATGCTTAACCTGAACGATCCGCTCCATGTTTTTTTCTATATCTTCTAACTCAATTTCCATCCTTGACTCATCAATATTGATAACTGCTTTATCTGGTGGATCTTCTTTTGATATGGCCACTATCAAAGGCTCTAACCATTCACTACGTCCTGCTTCCTGTCTTTCTAATTCTGCATAGAGAGACATTTGAGCAATATATCCATAGGCTTCTACAAATGAACAATAGCCAAGCTCTTGATCCCATATCCTTTCCCTAAGAGATCGAGTTGTTTTAAGATCAGCAAAACGCCCACCTGCTGGGTTGTACACATCGAGTTTTCCTTTCCAAGGCACTCCGAACAATTTAGCTGTGATGATCACTTCTTTATCTCCTTGAAGAACAAACATGCACAAATCGTCATTCTGTATAGCTTCAATCATGAGATCAGCCAATTGATACTGTTTATATAATTGGCCCTTTTGTGTAAATAGAGCAGGTGTGTTCATCTTAAATTCATCAAAGGCTTGCTCTCCTTCAAGCCAGGCATGAACATATTGTCCAAATAGAAGAGCCTCAGAGGACGGCGGCTGCCATTCACCGTTGAGTTTTGCCATTGTAGCCGCCTCACACTCTAAGAAACTCTTATATTGAGAATTTGACATATAAACTCGGTCTATCTCGTTAGAGTAATAATTCTCCTTGTTGATTGTCGGCATCATCATTTGCTGGCTCACCAGCCTTTGTATCACTCTCTTTTTGTTCCTGCTGCTTTAGAAACTCTTCTTCGATTTTGGATTTTGTAGCATTAGTAGCACCTGAAGTTTTGACGTTGAAATAGTCCTCTTTCTTTGCCATTCCATCACGAAGTGAAGTATAGATGCGTCCTATTTTGAGGTAATCCTGCTCAGTAAATGCATCCAATTTACTACCGACATATTCCTCGACCATTTCCTTCGTAACACCAAAATCAGATTTAAATGTTGTTAATGCTTTTCTTAAACGGTCTTCTAAAGGCTCTTTATGACCACTAATCAGCGTTCTTTGACACATATCAACTGCTGCATCAACAATGTCTCCTGGTATCACTCCGAGAATGCACGCACGAACCCGACGCGCTCCTTGGTTTGCAACCAGTTCATAAATATCTCTTGGATCGTTGAGCTTTGTAATGGCTCCTTTTGCTTTTCGTTCATGCTTTACCGTAAATATTTTGGTCTGGCGAGTATTGGTTTCAAGATCCCATGCATAAGCCATAACAGAAGATTCTCCTGCTTTTTGTTCAAGTTCCATGATTCCGTAATCAATGTTCCCCCAATTCTGCGCCAAAGCTTCAGCTAGTCGAATTGAAGGACCTGATACCTTTGTGCCACCTCGTGGATATTCGTAGACAGCATTCTCAGCTAATAGCCTACGCTCACATGCTTTCTTGATTCGTTCAAAAGCAGCATAAACGTCTCGCGGAAACTTCTTTGCTATGACCATAGCTGCTTGTACTTCTTGTGCCTGCCGACTAACCATTGCTTCGGTTGTTACTGACGTTCCTGCTGATTGTTGTGAAGCTGCCATATAGTTTGAGTAATCAACATTTGACAATCCATTCATATAAGAAACCCCCATTGAATTTAGGTGCCAACCTGCTTATAATAGTGGTTGACACCATATTCTGTGTCTGGTTATTTAGATGAGTTCACTTGTGGGAGTGAGCTCTTTTATTTTGCTGTTTTAAATTCAAAATCAAGCTCCTCTACAAGATAGCGTTCTAGATTTTCTCGCAAGATCAATTCACCCGAATTTTTATCCTCAACATAGTCATCTTCTAGCAAAATTTCTGACCCATAAAAATCAATTCCAAAGTGCTCTTCTTGCCTCACCATTTCTTTTGGATAGCCGTATCTATTAATCTCTGTGATGATCGGATGCTCAATATTCATCTTCTTCCCTCCTCTTCTGTTTGGTGTGAGCATCAAGAAATCTCTAATTTTGAGCGGATCGCATCGGCCTTTAGTTGTTGAAATTTCTCAAAGGCTTGTTTATCAGGAAATTGGAACAATGGCTTACCTTTGTCAGTCATCACAATTGATCCATTCACTTGTGATAGATAGAACTGATCAGACTGTCTCTCACTGAAAGGTTTAATAACTGGTTTAGTTCTCAAGACTTCTTTCCTCCCTAACACATTATTTGATGCTTATTCGCATCGTCCGACCGCGGATGGAGCATGATTTGAGGGGGTAGGTGTGCACTGTCCCATCCGCAAGCCGGACGACAAGAATAAGCCTTGTCGTGATCTCTAAATAACGCTATAATGAGATCGATCATTTTGTTATTCATGGTTTGAAATGATTTAAGCAGTAAGTGTCGGAGCTTGCTGCTTTTTTCTGTTTTCTATTTCCGTTCTGATCTGTAATTCCAGAGCGGCTAATAAAATGAGCCCTTCCTCTGTATGACGCATCTGACATTGTTTCACGATATCTTTCGCCTTCATTAAGCGACTTGCTGTGAACAAATACTTCATCTAGATCAATCCTCGCAATCTATTTTTTAATGATTTTGGATATTTGATTTTTGTAATCCTAGCAGCCTGTTTTAATAAATGAACCTTAGCTTGGCTTTCGTAACGCTGAATTTGGTTTAGTGATTTTGCAATATCTTTGTGAGCTGCCAATGCCGTATTTGTATCAGCACTCTCTAATGCTTTCATTAATCTTTTTTGTAGTTGCTCAATACAGATCATTTCAGCTGTTATCCCTTCATGATCAATACTCTTGAAAATCGCTTTTCTCATCTTCATCCTCCAAACAAAGCCATAATGGCTGTAATTTGCTGCGTGACCGCAAGTGGATCGACACCACATAAGGTTGCGATCATGGCTTCTTTTGCATTTGTCGCCTCCATCCACCGTACATATGTAGGAACATCAAGCATCTTTTGATCATTCTCAAATTTTGATATGCAGCTCCTTGAGCGACTTAACAATTCAGCCAACTTCTCTTGGGACATCCCAGCTCTTTTCCTTGCTTGTCGGAGCACTACCCCCAACCTCAACTTCCTCACCCCCTTAATGTTCCTATATAGAACATGTTGCGAATTGGAACAGAAAAACCTAAAAATCCGCTGTATTCTAAGGTGGTAAATTATTAATCATTCAACTGGCCGAAAATTAGATTCCATTTGAGCTAATTGCCATTCTTCAAGAACTTCTCGTTTAAAGAAAATTCTTTTTCTTACTCGGAAGAAAGGTATTTGTTTTTCACGAACCATTGTGTAAACAGTGTCGTGATGTACCCCAAGAAAATCAGCCGTTTCATGAACAGTCATAGTTGATTTTGATGGCATATCTTATCTCTCCTAGTCACTTAATTGTATTTCTATTTTAGAAATTCATTTCCGAAAGAAATCCCTTATGTCACAGTCTAATTCTTTAGCCAATATCGGGAGATGGTTTGCTTTAAAGGCATATTCTCCTGTCTCATATTTCATATATGTTGAGGCATTTTTGAATCCTAGAGCCTTGGCCATTTGTTGCAAATTAATTTGTTTAACATGACGTCTCGATTTGACAAATTTTAAATCTAACATATTTCCCTCCTCTCGATTTCTGTTTTAGAAATCCTGTTGTTGATTTAATAATACATTTCTAAAAAAGAAATTTCAACTGTTTTATTTCTAATTTAGCAATTTATTTTTTTCTACTTTGGAAAAATGTTAAGATTTATATTGCTAATATAGAAAGTTGGTGATTAAAGATGCTGGCTGTAGGCGAAAGAATAATTAAATTGAGAGAACAAAAACAGTGGAACCAAAAAGAGTTGGCTCAAAAAATCAATATGAATGTCAGTGTAATGAACAGAATAGAAAAAGGAACTCGTCCTTTAACTGATATTGAAATTGTGAAAATCGCTGAGGTTTTTGGGGTATCTACAGATTATTTGCTAACCGGGAAAGATTATAGGTTTGAAGCAGAACAACTTCTGAGATCAGGCAACGCGTCTACTGCTGCAAGTGATGGAAATTCTGATATAGAAAAGAGAATTGAAAGAATTGAAAGAGCACTAAGACTTCAGGAAGGTCGTAAACCAGGGGATAAGCAGAAAGACTTCTATGGTGACTAAATAAAAGACTTCAATTACTTTCATACATGTATTTCATGAAAGGGGCGCATATTTTGAAAAAGACTTTTTTTTGCGTGCTTATTTTCTTAATAGCAACGTCTTTAACAGCGTGTAATTCACAGAATACAAAAGTAAATGAATCAAATGAAAAAAGCGATAAACAGGAATCTAATGAGGGTTCATCTGCTAAGAAGAAAACTAAAAAAGAAGCTGATGGAACACGAACTGCTCCTATACCTTTAAAAAAGCCAATATATTTCGACGATTACATTAGTGCATCGGATAATGAATATACTGCTGAATTAAAGATGAATGTAGAAGAGGTTATTCGAGGAGATAAAGCATTTAATGTTTTATATAAGAGGAATAGCACTGTTTCTCAACCTAAAAAGGGTTTTGAATGGGCACTCGTTAAGGTCAAAGTGAAGATGACAAATTCTGAAACAGATGATGAACCTATACTATTCAGTCCAATTCTTAACTTTGACTTTTTTAGTAGTGATGGTTCTCCTTATTCTGAGGAAATTGGTACTGTTGTGCCAAAAGAATTTGAAGGCGAAGTATATAACGGTGGTTCACTTGAAGGTTATATAGTGAATCAAGTAAAAAAAGACGATGATTTTTTAATAGCTTATAAAAGTATATCTACTTCAGGTAAACTATTCTTTAAAACTAAATAAACACTGCCCATATTGGGCTTTTATTTTCACACCAAAACAGAACATATGTTTCTAACTCATCTAAGAGCATTCTCTTTTAGAAAGGGGCTTATTAACATTGAGATATATAAATAGTCATTTAGAAGATTGGATTGAGTCATTCCTTAGTAATATTGGCATAACTGAACCTTCACAATTAAATAAACACAAAATAGCTAATGATCTAGACATTTGGATATTTTATGTTAATGACACAAGTCATTATGTAGAAATTAACAATCTGTACACTATTTTTCTAAATAAAAACCTATCTAAAGAGGAACAATGGCAGGATTTCGCTCATGAACTTTGCCATATAGTTAGACAATCTAGCAAATTCACTAATTTTCATTTGACTAAAACTTTATGGAATATCTATCAAGAAAGACAAGCGAATTATTTTGCTTATCATTTTTGTATCCCAACATTCATGTTAATTGATTTGGATTTACCCAAAAGACCAGAACTCGCTGTCTTGAAAGTTTCTAATATTTTTAACGTTACTCCTGAATTTGCAAATCACCGTTTAAATCTCTATTATCAAAAAACTTATTCTCAGACAAGGGGTGTTTTATATGGCTAGCATTGAAAAAAGAGGAAACAATTCTTTTAGATTAATTGTTGAAGCTGGTCACGATATAAACGGAAAAAGAAAGAAAAAAACTAAAACCATTCGTATAGAAGATACAAAACTATTAAAGACGAAAAGAAGATTGCAAGAGTATCTCTCAGACCAGCTCTATCAATTTAAAATCGAAGTTTCTTCTGAAGAATACATAGAACCTGAAAAATTAACATTTGAATCTTTTATCGCTAAGTGGAAAGAGAAGAAGCTTTATCAAAAGAGCGGAAAACCATACTCTCTCACTACTTCCGATGTATATTGGAGACATTTAAAAAATCATATTCTCCCTGTCTTTGGCAATAAAAAAATGGAACAAATAAAAAGCCTTCATATTGTAGATTTTTTAGACAGTTTAAAAAAAGATGGCGCACGAAAGGATGGAAAACCAGGAGGTTTAAGTGGAGCCACTATCCAAGACATTTTTAAAATTTTACAAGTTGTTTTTAAAACGGCTACTGAAGAATGGAAGATTATTAAAGTTGATCCTATGAAAGGACTTCCTCAACCAGAACATGAAAAGCAAGAAATGAACTATTTTGAATCTGACGAAGCTGCTGAATGTATAAAAATTTTGTATCAAGAAGTTGATATTAAATGGAGACTTTATTTTTTAGCTGCTATGATTGGCGGTCTAAGACGCGGTGAAGGTCTTGCACTTGAATGGCATTTAGATGTTGATTGGGATCTCGGCGGCTTTCATATAAATCGTTCAATTTCAAAGACAGTTGATGGAAAACCCTATGTTAAAGAACCTAAAACAAGAAGTTCTAAACGTTTTGTAAAGATGCCTAACTGGTATATGAATGAATTAAAGCAGTTCCATATCATGTGGAAAAAAGAAAAACTATTAGTTGGTGACTTATGGGAAGGAGATGATCACCAATATTTATTTCATAATGGCTTTGGTGAGCCTTTCCATTACACAACCCCTACTTCCAAATGGTCAAAAATCAAAAACAAACACAAATTAAAAAACATTCGACTACATGATTTAAGACATACAATGGTCGCTCTTCTTATAGAGGCAGGTGAGAGCATTAATGCTATTCAGAAAAGAGCCGGACATGCTAGTGCTAAAACAACCTCAGATATTTATGGTCATGTCACAAACAAATTAGAATTTAACACCGCAGAACACTTTAATCATTTTGATCCTAAAAATACTGAGAAACAATCTGGCGGATAA